GAAGTTTTAGATATGACTTTATCAAATGGTACAAGACTTGGAGATCATCCAGAGATTATAAAAGGTTTTGCAAAGATAGCAGGTATGATGCAAGAAGATAAAATTGTTGCAACAGAAAGCGAAAATGCACAATCGGTTAGTAATATTGAAGAAGAAATATCTTCTATTGTTAATGATAGAAGTAATCCATACTGGAATAAAGGTCATCCAGATCACGATAAAATGGTACAACAAGTCTATACATTAAGAGAAATGTTAAATGCCAAGTAACAATCTAAACGATAAAGAAATTAGATTAGAAATATTGCGGTTGATTAAGGAGACAGGTTCTGAACAACAGAAAAATAATCCCTTGCCAACCGCAGATATTTATTATAAGTGGATAAATGGTAAGACAATTCGAAAGAACCTTATTGACAAAAAGGAATAGACTCTAGTCTAAAAGACTTAAAATCCAAGAGATGCCTACTATTATTTAGTGGAGAACCTTTCTGATTATTTTAACTAACAATAATATGGAGAGACAAATATGTCATCAAATATAACTACAGCTTTTGTACAGCAGTATTCTGCTAATGTACAAATGCTATCTCAACAAATGGGATCGTTATTAAGAGACAAAGTCAGAGTTGAATCTGTGGTTGGAAAAAATGCTTTTTTTGACCAAGTTGGCTCAGTAACTGCTGTTGAAAAAACTAGCAGACATTCAGACACTCCACAAATAGACACACCTCATGCGAGAAGAAGAGTGTCTCTTGCGGATTATGAATTTGCTGATTTAATAGATCAACAAGACAAAGTTAGACTCTTAATAGATCCAACTTCATCTTATGCTCAAGCTGCTGCTATGGCAATGGGAAGAGCAATAGATGATGTGATCATAACTGCTGCACTTGGTACTGCGTACACAGGTGAAACAGGATCAACAAGTACATCAGCACAATCAGCTATAGCTCATGGCTCTACTGGTTTAACGATTGCTAAATTAAGAACTGCAAAACAGACTTTTGATTTAGGTGATGTAGATCCTTCAATTCCTAGACACATAATCGTGTCTCCGAAGCAGATCACTGATCTTTTAGGAACAACTGAGGTTACAAGTTCTGACTTCAACACTGTCAAAGCATTGGCAAATGGTGAAGTAAACTCGTTCCTTGGTTTTAATTTCATTGTATCAAACAGACTTTCATTATCTAGCACAACTAGATCATGTATAGCTTTTGCACAAGATGGAATCGCTTTAGGTATTGGCAAAGATGTTAATGCTCGTATAGACGAAAGAAGTGATAAATCTTATGCTACTCAAGTGTACTACTGCATGAGCATTGGTGCAACTCGTATGGAAGAAGCTAAAGTTCTTGAAGTACAATGTACAGAATCATAATAGTAATAGGAGGATATAATTATGACAACTAAAAATACAGACCTGGTATCAAACTTCGAAGCGACTCCACCAGTTCTTAATAATGCTGCTGAATTAGCAGGTGTTGTTAGAACTGCACATGGATCGGTAGAACTTGCTGCTGGTGATAGTACAGATAACGACATTGTTATGTTAGCACCTATTCCTAGTAATGCTGCTGTGCCACAATTATTTATTGGCTCAGACACATTCGGTGGTTCGTGTACATTCAATGTTGGTATATACAAAACTGATGGTACAGTTAAAGACGAAGATGCTTTTGCTACTTCAGTAGCTGATGCTGCTGGAATGACAGATGTTCGTTTTGAAGCTGCTGACTTGAACACTGGTTCTCAAAAACTTTGGGAATTAGCTGGTGATAGTACAGATCCTGGTGGATATTACTATATTGCGATTACTTTTGACGCAACTGGTGGTACTGCTGGAACATTAAACTGGAACATTAATTATGTAGTTAATTAATAACTAGATATTAGGTGGGGAGTAATCCCCACCTTTTTATGAAAAAGATTCAAGATTTAAAAACTGTACTACATTTTAAAAAAAATAATTATGTGTACAGATATGTTTTGGTAGACAGATTTAAACATACTTCTAAGTATCATTATGGATTTGATGCCAAAGAAGAGAGAACAGAAGAAGAAATTTTTGCTTTAGAAAAAGATAGACATATAAGGCGAAAATATATAATAAGGAAATAGTATGGCATCAGTAGTAGACATTTGTAATGGAGCATTAAATCAACTAGGTGCAACAACTATCCTTTCATTAACAGAAGATTCAAAAAATGCTAGACTTTGCAACTCAAGATATACTCAAGTAAGAGATGCAGTATTCAGATCACATCCTTGGAACTGCTTACAAAAAAGAGTTGAACTAGCAGCAGACACTACAGCTCCTGCATGGGGTTTTAGTTATGCTTATACATTACCAGCAGATTGTTTAAGGTTGCTTAGAATATTAGATTATGATTCAAACTACAAAGTAGAAGGTAGAAAGATATTAAGTAATACATCAAGTATGAAAATATTATACATTGGAAGAATAACAGATCCCAATGAATATGATGAATCATTAAGAGAAACTTTATCTGCTGCTTTAGGTGCAGACATTGCTTTTGCAGTTACATCAAATAATCAAACAGCTTCTAATATGTACAATTTATTTCAAGATAAATTAAAAGATGCTAGATTTATAGATTCAACTGAAGGTCAAAATATAGATCAAGACCTAGGCATGTCAGATCAAATAGATGCAGGTACATTTATAAACTCAAGGTTTTAATAAATGGCTAGGGTAGCTGTAGAACTAACAAACTTTACTGGTGGCGAACTATCACCAAGATTAGATGGAAGAACTGATCTAACTAAATACGCATCAGGTTGCTCAACTTTAGAAAATTTAGTGGTATATCCACATGGGTCAGCAGCTCGTAGACCAGGATCTACATTCGTAGCAGAGGTAGCTGATAGCGATAACAAAACAAGATTAATTCCTTTTGAATTTTCAACAACACAAACTTATATGCTTGAGTTCTCAAACTTAAAAATGAGAGTGTATAAAGATAGTGGTGCTGTGTTAGAAGGAGACAAAACTATATCTGGAATTACTGCTGCGAATCCTGCTGTCGTAACTGCTACATCACATGGTTATGAAAATGGTGATGAAGTATTGATTAGTGGTGTTTCTGGTATGACACAAGTTAATGGTAAAAGATTTTTAGTTGCAGACAAAACAACAAACACATTTGAACTACAAGATAAAGATGGAGTTGATATAAATAGTTCTGCATTTACTGCTTATAGTTCTGGTGGTGTAGCTAATAAAGTTTTTGAAATAACAACACCTTATACTACTGCACAACTTTTTGATTTAAAATTTGCACAGAGTGCTGATGTTATGTACATCACTCATCCTGCACATGAAGTAGAAAAACTATCTCGTACTGCTCATACTACTTGGACATTAACAGATGTAGATTTTACTAAAGGACCAATGCAAGATGCCAACACAACTGACACAACTTTAAATCCAGGTCAATCAGCAGTAGGTACAGGTATAGCTTTAGTTGCTTCTGCGGTTACCGGTATTAATGGTGGATCAGGTTTTCAATCAACAGATGTTGGAAGATTTGTTTATTTAAGTGCAGGTTATGCAAAGATAACTGGAGTAACAGATACAACTAATGCAACCATTACAATTATTACAGCTTTAGATAGTGCTAGTGCTACAGCTAACTGGCAACTAGGAGCTTTCTCTGACACTACAGGTCATCCTTCTTGCGTAACTTTTTTTGAACAAAGATTAGTTTTTGCAGGAACAACTGATCAACCACAAACAATATTCTTTTCAAAGTCTGGTGATTACGAAAACATGGATGCAAACATTGGTGGTACTATAGCTGATGATGATGCAATCATTTATACAATCGCATCTAACCAAGTTAATGCTATTAGATTTATGACAGCAACTAGAACTTTAATTATTGGTACAGCAGGTGGTGAGTTTACTGTATCAGGAGGTGGTACTGATAGTGCTGTTACACCTACAAACATATTAATTAAAAAACAATCTAACCATGGTGCAGCTAATGTAGATGCTATAGCTGTAGGTAATGCAACATTATTTTTACAAAGAGCAAAAAGAAAAATTAGAGAACTAGCATATAACTTTGATGTAGATGGTTACATTGCACCTGATATGACTATCCTTGCTGAACACATTAGTGAAGGTGGTTTAACACAGATTGCATATCAACAAGAACCAAATCAAATTGTTTATGGAGTTAGAGGTGATGGTGAGTTGGTAGGATTAACTTATCAAAGAGAACAACAAGTAACTGCTTGGCACAGACATATTTTTGGTGGTAGATTTGGTAATGCAACAATTACAGTTACTGATTATGCAAACATAGCAAATGGTACAAGAATAGTTTTAACAAAAGCAGATGGCACAACTACAACTTTTACTTCTGCTACATCTTCTACAACTGGTAAGTTTCATACAACAACAAGTAACAACCAAAGTGCAACAAATTTAAAAACATTAATAGATGCTGACTCTGATTTTACAGCAACAGTTAGTAGTAATGTAGTTACGATTACAGAAACATCACCATTGTCTACAGGATTTTTAACTGTTACATCTTTAGATGATTCTACTAGATTAGCTAAAACCAATGAAGGTAAAGCAGTATGTGAAAGTGTTGCAGTTATTCCAACTGACGATACTGAATATCAAGTTTATGTAATTGTTAAAAGAACAATCAATGGTGCAACTAGAAGATTTGTAGAAATATTAAATGTATTTGATTTTGATGAAACAGATAATACATCATTTAATTTTTTAGATAGTGCATTAAGTTATAGTGGTAGTGCTGCTACAACAATATCAGGACTAGATCACCTTGAAGGACAAACAGTTTCTATATTAGCAGATGGTGCAACGCACCCAGATAAAACTGTTAGCTCTGGTAGTGTAACTTTAGATCGTTCTTCAACCAATGTTAAAATAGGTTTAGCTTATACATCTTTACTACAAACTATGAGATTAAATGCTGGTTCACAGAATGGTACATCACAAGGTAAGACAAAAAGAATATATGATATAACAGTTAGAATGTTTGAAACAATAGGTGTAGAAGTAGGACCTGATCTTTCAAACAT